AGGCTCTGATATGACTATTAGTGGTATCAATAGACTCATCAGGTAAATCAGACACACATAGTGTCTGTTAAAAAAATCATGAGGTGAATTTTATGGCAGCAAAGAAAAAGCCAGGAGTCGTTAAGGTATCGGGCGGTAAAGAGTACAAAATGGTTGTGGCACGGATAGAAGACTTCAGAACCAATGAAATTACCAAGGATTGGGGAATTAACACTGAGATCCTTTTTCATTCACCAGATGAATCCTGCGTCATCAAAGCTACCATTTATGATGAAAGTGGTCGGCTCAGAGGATCAGGTATCGCCAACGACCGCTTTGATCATTCAAAACTGCATCCTAAAAGTTTTATGGAGCTTTGCGAGACAAGTGCCATAGGACGAGCCCTTTCTAGTATAGGGCTTGCTGGCGGCACCGAATATGCTTCTGCTGACGAAATTTACTTTGCCCTGCAAAAGACAGTTAAGACATATAGCAAGTCAAAGTCAGAGCCAGAACCAGAGGCAAAGCCTGAATTAAAGGTTGTTGATACGCCAGAGGCTACAGAGGACGAAGAAGCTGAGAAAAAAGCTCAGAAGATCGCCTGGGGCAAATTAAACTCTGCTGCGAAGACTATGTCAAAAGACACCTTTCTCAAGAAATGGGCTGATTACAAGAAAACTGCTCCTGCGAAGTACATCGATGCAATTGAAAAATCATCAATGCCTGATTGGCTGGAGGCATTCGATGCGCGAGAAAAATGAGCTGCAGGATCCAGCGAACGATCCAGATCGCATTGGCTGCATCTCAGCCAGCGATCTCAATGATGGCATCTCTGGTCCCAAGGGTAGAAAAACCTACATTAGGAAAAAGGGTGCAGAACGGATGAACGGCAAAGCAAATCCGCAGATTCAAACTTGGCAGATGGAACGAGGTGACAGGTTAGAACCAGAAGCTTTAGAGATAGCGGAGACTGTTAAAGGGTTGGAGATCATTGACATGCCTTTTACCAAACATCCAAAGATAGCTTATTTTGGGGCAAGTCCTGATGGGATCTATGAAGATAGATCCGCTCTGATAGAAGTGAAATGCCCTACCACCATTGAGCGGCACATGGCGGTCCTTGAAGGTGAGATTGAGGAAAAGCGGTACCTGATTCAAATGCAAGCGCAACTGTGCGTGTTCAGGTCTGAAGGTTATCACACGGTTGATTTCGTCAGTTATTTCCCAGATATGACCGAACCAGACAAAAGGATCGCTATCGTGCCATATCGGCCCAAAAAGGCCGAATTGGACACGTTAGAGTCTGAGGTTAAAAAGTTAAACGATGAAATAAGAGATTACATTAAAAACTTGAGGAGCAAGAAATGAATAGAGCTATGCTGGTCGGTCGCCTGGGCAAAGATCCAGAGACATCAGAAGTAAAAGACACCACAGTCACTAAGTTTTCCCTAGCAACGCAGAGAGGAAAAGACAAACCAACCCAATGGCACAACATTGTGGCCTGGGGAAAAACAGGCACAGTCTTGCAGGAATATGTGAAGAAGGGAGATCAATTAGCCATTGAGGGCGAGATCCGCAACGGATCCTATGAAAAGGATGGCAAGAAGGTTTATACCAGCGAGATTAATCTAGACTCATTTACTTTCATAGGCGGTAAAAGCAATAATAATGATAGCGACACTGAAGATGAACCGCCATTCTAGAATCTTGGGAGTGCCGTGGCTTCCCAGATACCTCGCTGACTACTCTGGTCAGTGTCTAAGATCAAGGGGATATTGAGGTGGCGACCGAAGATCTCCATCCACGGCCTACTCTTTCTGATCGCCAGAAACGCGATGACATTCTGGCGAAACAGAAAGAGATTTCTCCCTGGTTAACATTCATGCCCTTGAGTTGTATCTGCCCACACTGTGGGTTTGATTTTGTGGATTTTGAACCAGCCTATAAAGAATTAATTACAGGGTGTCCTAATGTCGGATGCTTTAGGAGCTATTGCGAATGAATGATTTATCAGAAGAAGCACAACACTTGGTAGAGGGTCTTGAGTTTGCAAAGGAAATGGATCGAGTCATTGGTCACATATCAGATGCTATGGAACAAAAGTCTGAGTTAAGAACAGAATCAATGCACATGTTAGTACCTTGCTTTATTTCGATGGCAGCTCAAATGAGCTTGAGACTAGCTATAACAAAGGACCAATGGCTGGAATTAGCAGAAATAACTTATAGAGAGCATTCTAAAATAAACGAATCAACGAGTACTCACTAATGAATGAATACAATGAACAAATTGCAGACTTGATAAATGGTTACGGTTACAGCTCAGATAAAGTTTTAGCTAGATATTTTGGTACAACTAGAAAAACGATATGGGCGTGGTCTAAAGATCCTGACAATCCTTTTCCTAAACCAATTAAAATAGGTAAAAATACGACACGCTGGCTTAACAAAGCTATTAAAAACTATGTAATAGAAACGCTGGCATCTTAACCAGCGTTTCTTCTTATTGGAATAATATTGTCGTGCAACTCTCCCTTAAACAACCATTCCTCCCAGGCTGTTATTAAACGGATCCGCTCTGGGTAACACTGGCCCCTTGCATAAGCTGCCCTGGTAGAATCTGTATCCACATGTTTCATTGCTAATCTAACTGCATCTGGTGACCACTGCCTGTCTGTTAACTCCATCTCCCAGGTTGTAAAAGTTGATCTAAAACCATGAGCAACGCCATCATATCCAAGGGCATCAGGTATACAGGAAATATAGTTGTCAGGAATCGGATTGCCATTATTGTGAAACACTAATCCTTTCTTTTGTGGTTCTTGATTCTTCAAAATCTTTATCGCTTCACTACACAGCGGAATCATCCATTCTCTATCGCTTTTGCGTAGTTCTTCATCTGAATTTGGTACAAACCAAACTTTCTGAGCTATATCTATTTCGGTCCAATCAACTAATCTAGTCTCTCCTGGCCTTCCTACCGTCAATATTTGGAATGCGAGACAAGCTGCCTCTGGTCTTGTCTTAGCCATTGCCAAAAGCTTTGGCATAAACTCTGGCATTAATTGGTATTTAACAGATCGTTGATGTTTAACCTTGTGAACCTTAGTAGATTTTGGAAAAGCTAAAGCTAGATTTTTATTCCAACGAGCAGGATTGTCCTCATTCCGTAACTGTCTAATAATCCCAAGCTGTATAATTTCTTCAACGTAATTAATAACCCTTAAAGCGGTTGGATTAATTCGGTGATATATTGGTTTCAACATTTCTATTAGATGATTTCTATCTATATCTTTTATAGCTAGATGCCCAATAAAAGGATTTACATAATCATCTAAATATTGCTGTAACCGCCTTACTTGCTTCAGCGACTTCCATTCTCTTGTTTTTGTTTGCTTAAATTCTTCAGCTAATTCTGCAAAAGTTATTTCTTGCTTTTGCTCTTTTCGCAGAGCTACTTTACGTCTTCTTTTTTCTATCGTGGGATCTATACCCTGCTCTATCAAAGCAATATTTTCTTTTGCTAAATCTCTCGCTTGTTTTAAAGAAATATCAGGATAAGCACCTAGTCCAATATCACGCCTTTTATCCGCAATCTTTTTTCTTAGTACCCAAGTTTTTGAACCATTGGGTTTCATAAACAAATGCAAACCAGACGGATTTCCTACCATATGTCTTGTTGCTATTGGGTTACCATCTTTATCAATCTTATTCGTTAAACGTCTTATATGAATATCTTTCAGTTCAGCTTTCTTTTTTGTCATCGTTACCACACTTGTTACCACATTTTTTTAGTTTCATGAGGTTAACGCATGTTGTGGGAGGAAACAAGTAAATCTATGTATTTTAATGACTTAGGAAAGTTTTTGGTGTTGGAGGTTATTGCTTGTAATGCCTAAATGGTGCCCGGGGCCGGAATCGAGAAGCCAGTGTTTGCGGGGCCTGTAGCGATTTTTATTTTTTGTTACCACATGTGTTCCCACATTTTTTACATTTCATTTTCACCTTTTTCATCGGCAGGATTAATGCCGTGAATAAGAGGATTGTAAGTATAAGGTCTTGCACCTACTTTAGTAAGTTGTGATCTTGCCCAGGCAGCAAAAGTTTCAGCAGCTGCTTCTCCTGCCTCGCCAGCAGGATCCGCAAACAGAGCATCCATTTTGTCTTGATCAAAGATAGCATCACGCATAAAAACCGCTGTCGGATCGTTTATCCAATTTCTAAACCTTTCTTCTGCCGCCCTGGCAAATCTATTGGCAAGCTGAAACGATCCACCAAGAGATGCAGAACCCAACTCGCCACCAAATAAAGCACCAGCTATTGCAGCAGTACCTGAAAAAAACT